GGTCTTGAATAATGGCTTTGGAATACTTGTCGTCATTAATCTTGCCAACCTTTTATGATTCAAATATGGGTCGCTTGGCATGAGGCCGGATATGATGTTGGAGGACCTTGCTGTTGCGTGCCAATACATCAGATTCAGAGCGGAATAAAGTTTTGGGAGCTCGACATTTGTCAATGAGAATAATTCTAGAACCCTTCCAAGGATGGGGGTCTTCTTGAAGTGTTCCACCATCAAATTCACAAGAACATAATTCGCAGTGACCATATAACAGTAGTTGGATAGTTCCTCATTTGTTAGGCGTTTAAACTTCTTTCTATTTCTTGGTATGTCTTTCCACCACATGAATCCCTGTGGATCCAGAGTATTCCTATAAGGAGATTCCTTGCATATGGAAACGAATTCATTTAATGAGGGATCAGCCATATTCCTTGAGAAGAACATCCTATATATATAAGCTTCCATCATGAAATCATTAATAGTAAACGCAAACTCCAGAGGTTTGTTCTCGCTTTCAGAGTGTAAATGTGTTAACCAAGGCGGGCAGGCCTTATTCATGAATTCTCTAAAATCATTAAGCCGTTGGTGGGTCCACTCCAAGGCTGAAACTTTTGGGGACAACTTCTTCAATTTATTGGATCGATACTCAAGTCTAGCTAAATCATCCGGTTTTAGATGTGCTACCAAGACTTCCCTATATGTAGGAGCTCTCCCTGACTTATGGAGGAAATTTAGCAGGTTGCTTTGATGTCTAGATGCTGGCTTGAAAGAATCAGAAACTTTGACTTCCACAATGTACCCTTTGGAATCTAAAGTGACATCAAATGGTTTAGAGCCAAGTTCACATTTTAATAAGGTTTTCGCATCTTCCATCCATTCAGACGCCAATCTATCATACATTGGTCGTTGATGTCCAGTTAATAACAAATGACCTACAGTCCTCATTATCCTTCCTCGGAAGTGTTCATTAAAAGGTTTTCCCCCTAAAAGTGTCGTAAAGGCAGACCTTCGCATCAGCAAATTGCTAAGATCGGCCACTATTGCAGTTTCAGGTGTTTTCAACCCCAACTCTTCATAGTCTTCAGTTACCAATGACGCAGGAATTGACTTCTTTCCCAGGAATCCCAAAGTCTCTTTGTCATTAGAGGATTCAATGATCACCTTCACCCCAAACAGTATTTTAAAACCATCAGCAATTTGGTCAGGTGTGAGTTCGTCGTCTGATCCCCATAGATTATCATCTGTTTGATTACCCAACCAATTAGTCGCAAAGAA